TACTGTTGACCAAGATTGAATAAACCTTGAGCAGCAGCCGTTAAAGGCTGTTGAAAGCCTTGAGCAGCTTGCGCTTGAGACAACGAACCACCAGCTAAACCCATAAGGGCTTCACGCTGAGCGGCAATATCAGGAGCTACTTGGTAGCCGGCACCAACTAAACGACCTTGATCGTCATACTGGAAGCCAGAGCTACCGAAGCGAGTGGTAACACCAACAGGTCGAAACGCAGCAGCTTCAGCGGCCTGCTGAGCGGCAGCCGTGTTAGCAGCAGCCACGTCCTGCTGAGCACCTGCGGCTTGATTAGCTGCGTAGATAGTACCTGCAGCAGTGATTGCAGGAGCGATTAGAGAATCATACCATGCCATATTAGTAAACTCCACCTTCAACGGTTGCTGATAAAGTACCTGTAACAGTCAGGTTGACTGCTGTAGCTGTGCCCGTCAGAGCAGGACTAGCTTTGTCTGCCTTAGAGTTGACTGCTGAGGCAATAGCATCAAATTCAGTGTTAATCTCGGTACCCTTGACTAACTTAGCAGGGTTTCCAGAGGATAATGAATCTTTGACTGCAAAGTCAGTAGATTTTGTATAGGAACTCAAGATTTACTCCTTTAAGACTGATGGACGATTATCGTGTACGTCCTGCTTTAACATAGACATCAAGCTTTTGTAGTGAGATTTCAAAACCATCGACTTGTGCTTCAATACCGATTTGTAACACGTTACCAGAACCACCAACGTTTAACTTCTTGTTATCGAACACAACACCAGCGGTATACTCACCGATACTGTATTCAGCAATACCGTACTCAGCGATGCTTACGTTACCAAGTGTCAGGTTCTGTGACCGGAAACTGTTACTGTAATCAAAACCATACTTTGCTACCACATCAGCACCGTTACCACCCACGAAGGTCATATTGATCTTCTTGAGAATCTTTAGTGCGGTAGGGGATTGAAAGTCAAAGTAGTTAGTATAATATTGTAGCAGATATGAGGCGGTGTTGTCAAGGTTATTCTTATAAATACCTACATTATTTTTCTGACCGAGCAACAAACGCTTATCACGGGTGTAGCAGAAGCTTCGAGGAGTAATATTATTCCACGTTGTAGTCCTAGCAGCACCATTCTGAAGCTGTTGACGCATATCAAAGCAATAGACTTTGTTACTGATTGGTAAAGACAACAGATAGAAAGCATCTACGTCAGAGTAAACAGCCTTAATATCCTTAGCCTGTTCGTCATTGACATCCACTAACAGGTCATCTTTAACGTTCAAGCTAATCTCACGCATAGGTGCAGATTTCTCTTGAATGGTGCGCATCAGAGAACGTACACCGGTATCCGTTAAGAAGATAACATCACCACCGGTAACCACTACGGAGTCACGAGCGATACAGCCAATACCTGTGATAGCATCCGACAAAGTTAGAGCAGCAGGGTCTTGAGCATTGGAATAGATCAGAATCTGTCTACGACCAAAGATGATCAGAAAGCCGTTATGAGCGGCTAACGCAATGATCTCATCCGCGCCGTTAGGCCAGATTTGTGAAACGTTTAACGTACCTGATGTACCAGTGTTCAGGATATGTCCTGCCAGTAAGTCGGAGAACTGTACCGTATTCTTATCCGTTGAGGTACTGGCTGACCATGTACGACCGTAGGCGCTGATGACACAGTTGGCATTCTGTACCGTACCTAAGTAACCGGACTTCTCCGAGATACGACGATATTGTGTAGTACTTAAGTTAGGATCAAAGATCAGAGGATCATGACCAACTTGATACATATACAGAACACCGTTTAAAGCAGCAAACTGCCAATGGTTGTCTGAGATTGTAGGGGCTACGCCGCCACCGCCATAAGTAATCTCTGACAGGGTTGTACCAGAGAGCTTGAACAGCTTGTTGTTACCTGCAGCGATGACGTATGTGTTACCTGCGTTGTCTACCAACTCACCGATAGCTTTTACATACTCATCGTTAAGATCAGAGGTACTCGTATGAGCAGGTTCCCACCCCTTACGAGCACCGATACGCCCGAACTTATCAATGACACAGTTCTGAGCAACAGTTGCAAAACCATTATCCAGACCCACGGACGAATCCTGCAAGTTCAAACCCATAAAACCCGGAGCTTGAATAGTAGTTGTTAATAGTTGCTCTGCCATGTGTTACATACCTTCCCAAACAACTTCTTCGTGATAATGGTTACGCTCAATAGCCACAGCATCCGCGAGTGCCAGTCGATACATCTGGTATGCCTCGGAAGAGGTAACACCAGAGTCCTCACCACGCTCGGCAATAGCTTTAGAGTAAGCCAGCATAGATACTAAATGATCAGGAACCAGTACACGATCATTATCTGCACTTAAGTCAGCCTGCGGAATAGTCAGGTTAAATCGAATGTTATACACACCATCAGGTACAGGATATAAGTCCACCTGAGTATCACCGTTGGTGTCCACACCGTTAAAGTTATAATAGTATGGTGATCCTGCTTGTGTGTCTGTTAACAGATATTGTCTGTTCATCCACGTAGTAGGTGCATAACTGAGTTGGAAGTCATCGGTATCGTTTAAGACATCAATGACTCTGAAGCGTGTACGAGAACCCACTAAAACATAGTTGAATACCCCTGCACTGGTCACAGCTGATAGTGTGTCAGATAATGCATTCCAGTCGTAAGCATCTTCGATCTCACGCTTAGCATCATTAACCAACACACCAATCATAGCACTATAATCAGTGTCATTAACAGACGTGACAGCAGGCTCACGCAAGCGTCTGAGCACATTATTCACAACGTCTAAATACGTAGCCATATTGTCTATCCTTATTTCTTAGCTTTCTTAGTCTTTTTAGGCTTACTCCGACCAGCCTCCGACAGCGCAATAGCAACTGCCTGAGCCTGAGGTTTACCTTCTTTGACCATTTTAGAGATATTAGCAGATACGGTCTTATCCGATTTGCCTTTCTTAAGCGGCATATATGTTCTCCTCAGGCATCAGCCTTTAATCAAATGATTAGCTACCCATGTGATGATACCACCAGCAAAGGATGCTATAGCCATTCCCATCCAGAAACCACCCTTGCTTTGGTTGGCTAGGGCTAAGAGAGTCTTGATGTCATTATCCATCCCTACAATCTTAGCCTCTAAGCCTTCAACCTTAGCCAATAGTTTCCCATACTCCACTGGATCTATTGGTTCTGACATTGGTGTTCCTTACCTCACCAAGGCACGCCAGCAGCAGTCACAGGAGCCTTAGCAGCAGCGATCTGAGCCGCCACGTTAGCCTCGTGAGCAGCCACAGTTTCTGCGCCTAAAGCAGCCTTAACCCAACCAATCACCTGAGATTCAGTGAGTTGCTCATACGGAGTGGTCAGTTCACCAGTCAAGCCAACAGAGCCATAGACGCTGCCAGAGAATTCACCGTCAGTGTCGCTTACGACCCAGTGAGCAGTCGTTACGAAACCGTCAGCAGTGTTACGGTCTAGGGAGGAGATTTTCCAAGTTGCCATGATTAGATACCTTTCAGAGTGTTAATTTCAGATTCAAGCGCATTGACCTTCGCCAACAGTTCCTGAATAGCCGCAGCATACAGACCTGCCAAGAAGCTGGTGTCGATGCCTTGATAGACTGGATTGCCATCAGCGTCCACAGCGTCTTTCTCGCCAGTCACTGCTTGAGGACATACTTCAGCCAACTCATGGGCAATAAAGCCTTCACCGTCAGAACCGTCTGCTTTCCACTTGTAAGTGCAGGGCTTGAGTGCAGCGACCTTAGCCAGCGCACCCGTCATCGGCTGGATGTTTTCTTTCAGGCGGTAGTCGGAGGAGGTGGCGTATGTTGTTGTCGTGGTACTCGCACGAACTTCACCTGTGTATGTTCCAGCAGAATACCAAGCAAAATGGTAGTAAGTTCCGCCATTATTTGCTGCATTAGAGCTGTAGTTGTATCCACTGGCTGTTGCTTGTTGAACATAAATACCAGTGGAACTTCCACCCACCATGAATTTAGCACCGGCTGGATTACTCGTAGTCCCCACCAGCAAGTTACCGCTGGAGTCGATACGGGCGCGTTCGGTACCTGCAACTTGAAACACCAAACCGTTATTGACAGAATTCAACGCGCCAAGGCCTGTGCCATTGCCTTGAATGTTGATGCGTGCGTCTGTGTTTGATGCAGATGTAATGAATCGCGCAACATCAAAAGACGAATGTGATACGTCAAGTTTATACCCCGGCGAACTCGTCCCAATACCCACGTTGCCAGAGGAGTCAAGCACCGCAAAGCCATTGCCGTACCAGTTGCCGATGTGCAGCGAAGCAGCCGCACCAGAATTTCCTGATTGCAGATAGTTGATGCCACCTGCGTTAACCATGCGAATGCCGCTGTTTACCGCAGTACCAACAAACCCTTCACCACGCACATCCAGCTTGAACCCCGGCGAACTCGTCCCAATGCCAAGACCTGTGGAGGTCAGGCGCATTTGTTCGGAGCCGTTTTGCAGGAAAACCAATGGATCGTTACTGACGGTTCCAAGGTATGGTAGGTTCGTTCCTGAAATTGCAAGACGAACTGATTGAGTTCCGTTTGTGGCTGAATATATTGTGCTGTTATTTACAGCTCCAGTAATTTCAAAAACCTTATCAGTTCCTGCTGCAAACGTCAGCGCACTCCCCGTGGTCAGGACTTTGGAGGCGTTGAGATACGGCACAGCATTCGCTGTTCCGTTTGGTAGGGTTAAGGCAGAAGGATTAGTACCGAGTTCAACAACGGTACCACCAGAGTCCTTCGTAAAAAGACGCTTATCAGCCGTGTTAACAGCTAACTCAGCACCGCCGGTAGAGTTAGTTAAATCACCAGCAACAGGTACAGAGCTTGCTGTGTTGCTTCGTTTCGTGAGAATTGTAGCCATTTATGTTTCCTTAGAAAGATCAGAATACTCCGCCGGAGATTGTTGAGACATACCCTGCTGCTTCGGCTGCACTGGCTGCTGCTGCAGTGGCGCTATTCGACGCTGCTGTTGCGGAGCTAGCTGCATTGCTTGCCGAGGTAGAAGCATTAGAAGCCTGCGTAGCTGCGGTGCTGGCAGAGGTGCTAGCATTGCTTGCAGAGGTAGATGCAGATGAAGCTGAAGAAGCTGCATTAGACGCTTCAGTTGCTGCAGATGATGCACTGGCTGCTGCATTGGTAGCTTGTGTAGAGGCTGCGGAAGCAGACGTAGAGGCTGCGGAAGCAGACGTAGAGGCTGTAGTAGCTGAGTTACTAGCCGCTGTTGCCGACGAAGCAGCGTTAGAGGCAGAGCCAGAGGCTGCTGTTGCACTAGAGGCTGCGTTAGTTGCCTGCGTTGCTGCTGAAGAAGCACTTGCGGCAGCATTAGAAGCTGAGGATGCGCTAGCAGCCGCAGAGGTAGAAGCATTACCTGCATAAGTGCTAGCTGACGATGCATAACCCTGAGCACTGGAAGCACTAGAGGCACTATCAGAGGCACTCGCTGCAGAAGCTGACGCGCTATTAGACGCGCTGGTTGCACTGTTAGAAGAACTTGTTGCACTATTTGCACTAGCTGTTGCAGAAGTAGCTGCATTGGTTGCCTGAGTAGCTGCACTGGAAGCGCTATTGGAAGCGCTAGTAGCTGACGAAGCAGCATTAGATGCGTAAGTAGAAGCGTTAGATGCTTGAGTAGCTGCAGAGGATGCGCTAGTAGACGCAGAGGTTGCGCTAGAGGCTGCTGCTGTTGCAGAAGTAGCTGCTGCACTGGCGCTAGAGGCCGCTGCTGCTGCACTCGTAGCGGCTTGATCGGCTTTCTCTACCGCTAACAGCACCTCACTTGTAGAATCTCCAACAGCATCACCAGCACCACCGGGGCCGCGGTAAATCGCCATAAAAATTATCCTTTATAAGCTTTGTTTATTAATAGCCACCCCAACCACCACTGTAGTCAGACGAAGACCATCCTTCACCGCCGGAGTATCCAGAATCACTAGAGGTGCTAGTATCGCCAGCAGGACTCCAGCCACCACCAACGTCTGAGTTATCAGGGCCATAGGTAGAACCTACATTGTAGCCAGCATCAATACCTAAGTTAGAGGCCGTTAAAGCACCAGCAGCTTCGTAGCTCAGTCCGGGATTCTGAGTCATGGTTTCCTGAATCTGTTGACCAATGGACTGACCGATAACACCATACTCTTGAGGAGTTAATCCATTAGGGCCAGCTTGCTCAGCCAGAGTATTAACGATACTACCTAAGACAGGATCGGTAGCTGCCTGCATATAACCAGCCAAAGCACCGATAGTGTTATCACCCATGTTGAACTGATTAGCTGTAATCGAAGCAGCCTTCACAGAGTCAGGAGTAATACCGAACAAGCCCATAACAGATGAGGCAAAAGGATTGACTTGCTCAGCAGGTGTACCGCCGTATAGACCTAAAATCTGGTTAACTTGGTTTGCTGCGTTGGCTCCTGTGTAGCCACTAATAGCGCCTCCTAAACCGAAAGGCATAAAGTTTAAAGCAGCTTGTACGACAGGGTTCTGAAGAGCTAGTAACTGTTGTGCAGGATCGGTAATAGTGTTCAAAGAACTCATTACGTCACTGCTAGAGCTACCACCAGTAAGTCCCGCTAAAGCAGCCGCTGCAGTAGCACCTGAAGTAGATTCACTCACAGGAGCAGAGGGTAAACTGATAGAGGCTCCCGGCTGGAAAGTACCTTGACCATACCAACCCTCAAGCATCCCACGATCAACAGGAGCTTGCTCAGGAGCGTATGTCTGGTAATATTGTTCTAGTTGATTAAAGTATTCAGGTGTGTATGTTGCTTGCTCAGCCATGATTATTAAGCCTTCCTAACCAACTCAAACGTACAGATAGTGCTGAATGTACTACCTGCTTCGCTCTGCATCTTTACCGTATCCCCTTCGTCGAGGATCACGTAAGCCCCTCCATCCATACGAACAAAACCACCATTAGCGATAGTTGCGTTGTACACGTACAGAGTTTCACCTGTGCTTGCATCATTCCACTGAGCCATAATAGTCTTAGTAGAGCCTGAAGCGTTGAACAAATACATCAAGTTCCACTTAGCATAATATCCAGTAGGAACTGTATAAATAGTAGTCAGCGTATTAGCTGTTAAATTCTTACCTACTGAAAGCTCACGCATATTTAATCCTTCTGGAGTTTAGGTGGACGACCTCGCTTAGGTTGCCCCGCTGCTGGTTCTTCCTCGACCGTAGGAGTACTTTCGAGTACTTCACTGGCGCTCGGCACCTCTGTATACTCAGGATGCTTACGCATCGTGTTGATGTCGTGGTCTGTGAAGAACTCGAATATGTTACCTGATTGGTTACATTTGAATTTAACCATGTTTGTTGGACTTCCTTAAGTTGTCTTTGTCAATAAGAATCTGCAAATTATTCTCTACATGCAGACCACATACGTTTTTCCCTCGAAGTGGGACGATATGATCGACGTGATGCTTAACAAAACCACCACTAATCCAATCAA